TATTGTTCCGCACCAAAGGCACGGATCGAATAACCGGAAACTCCCGAACGAATAACCCAACACAGAATAACCGGAAACTCCCGAACGAATAACCCAACACAGAATAACCGGAAACTCCCGATCGCAGACCACCACCCAACATCAGCATAACCAGCAATAAACAAAATTCCGGAAGGATAAACACAAAGAATAACCGGAAACTCCCGATCGCAGATACATCCCCCGCGTGAGCGGGATATACCCTGAGCGGTATAAACTGAGCGATATAAACTGAGCGGGATATACCCTGAGCGGTATAAACTGAGCGATATATCCAGCAAAAACAAAAAGGTCTTTCGATTCCAATTTCGAAAGACCCCTCCCGTCATCCCTATAAACTGGCAGGAAAATATGGTATATCTTTCTATTTCTCTCCCCCATACAGAGCATCGCAGCAATTGCAACGGTAACTATTCTTTTCATATTCTGTGAAAACATTGCATCCGCATTGACACTTGAAGTATGCTTTGGTACCGGTTACCAGCAACATTTTCTGCCTGGGAGTAAACTTCTCGACTTTTTCCAGCACGATCTTCCAGCGATATGTATTCCCGTTATCCCCGAGGGCAATCGCAAATTGCACAAGCTGTTCGATTGTCAGGTTTTCTTTGCATTGCAATACACGGGTGACAAAGGCTCTGTTTGTATGCATCCGTTTTGCAAGACCGGTACGAGACATTTTCTCCGATTGCATTTTCTCGACAATACATTCGGCAACCTCTATCAGAATACCGGTTTTCTCGTATTCCGGTGTATTTTCCTGTTCCTTCAACATTTCGGACAACATTTGTTTCCTCCTGTATTTTTCGTTAAGATTTACAAAAGTTTCCGTTCTTTGCACAGATCGTATGCTTTCTGCAAACACTTCATGCACAGTTTTGCCGTTGCGGTATCATATCCAGCTTCTTCGCCAACAATAACAATTGCATCGGCATATTCCGAACATTCATCGCAAAACGAAGCTGTCCAGCAATTATTCCCGATTATGTTTGCAACATCTTCTTCCGTTGCCGTTTCCACATCCAGAGCTTCCAGCTTTTTGAGGATTTTCGAATGTGTTTTGTTTCCGTATAGCCTCTTCCAGGCGGAAGCAACATTTCGAATCTTGTCCCGCGTTGTCACAATTTTCATTTGCATATCCTTTCGGAAATTCCATCGTTAAGTTTGGATTTATTCTATTCACTAGAATAATTTCATCGTTAAGTTCGGAAAAAATACGGGGATTGCCTTCGTTCTCCGAACACAATCCCCGCAAATCAACTTACATTTCAACATCCGCAAAACGGATGCATACAAGAACCGGCAATGGATCGTACATCGTACAATTGCGCAACAGCTTCCCCATTATCATCCAGATACACAGTGTACCATTCTTTCTTCCCCGGAACATATGCCGGAATCTTCAGTTCTTTTGCGATGTATGCAATGTCGCGAACGGATGTTTTCGGAAGAACAAACGATTCTCCGAAATTTTGTTCTGCATATTCGTATCCGAGTTCGACGACATTTTCCGTACCGTCTTGCAACTTGTACAGCAGGCACATCGTCCAGGTTGTTTGCAGTTTGCCGGGAAATCCTTTTGTATGCCGCAATTCCAGGCGGGGATGCGGGAGAATCCGCTTGTCGATTTCCGGAGGGAGCGGTTTCGGAATTGTCCACCCTCCGATTATTGCGCCATCGGGAGTTATCGCGAAATTCGATTTAACAATGACGAATTTCCCGCAAGATTCCTTTGTTCTTTCGAGTTCTTTTTCGAGTTGTTCGATCTTTTCGAGGAGGATATTTTCCAACATTGTACTCATATTTTCCCTTTCAGCGAAGATTGTTGCAAATGTTGTCTTTCGTATCCAGAGAGGTGTACAGACTCGTTTTCGGATTCCCATTTTCCATATACACAGAAAAGACCCTCCCATTCCAGAGGACGAATGCAGGCATCCGCAATTCCTGTGCATCGTGCGCGATATGTATTCCGACATCGTACGGAAGCGAGAATTCGTACAATGCTGTACCCGGTTTTGTTTGGTGTACTTCATGAAATGCCGTCAGATGAACGAGATTGATTTCTTTTGCGCAATTCCGATAAAGCAGGAAATACGCCCAGGCATACGTCACTTTATCCAATTGCACCCAACGCATTTCCAGACGGGGAAGAGGGAGCATCGTCCCCCATTGTTCGAAGGTCGGAACCGGCAGGAATTCTTCCGGTTGATCCTTCGAATACTGTTCGAAAGAAAATCCGGAATCTTCCGGGGAAACCGTCTCGGAAGATTCCTTTGTTCTTTCGAGTTCTTTTTCGAGTTGTTCGATCTTTTCGAGGAGAATCTTTTCTGTTCGACTATCCATTTTTCTTCCTCGCCCACCAGCAGACGCCACCGCATTTCTCTTCGAAATACTTCTCGATGGCTTCGTCGGGGATACTCCCATCCGTGAAGATGACATGTTCGATCGGTGTGTCTTTGCTCATGCGGAATTCAACAGTACACGATTTCCCATTGCTCACGACAAGACACCCATGAATCATCATTGCGTTTGCACAGGCTTGTGCCTGTTCCTGTCCGTCGCACTCAAGCAGGAGAGTTCCGTACGGTTCGATATCTCCGAGGACAAACAAGCGGTCGCATTTCTTTTCCAGTTCCTTCCAGGCGGATGCGAATTGCAGAAGAACTTCCCTGGACACATTCAAGTCCAGATTCGCAACATAACGGCTCATCATGTCAGCATCCAGGGAATTTTTGCTCATCAACAAAGCATTCTCCCGGCGTTTCTGTCCCCATTTCTGTGCGAATTGTCGAACGGATTCCGCTTCGTCCTTGTCTGCCAATGTTGACGCCAGATTCAACAGGAATTCCGGAGTCAATACTTTCGGCAATTCCTTCGAAACCTTTTCTGCTCTTTCCTGCTCCCAGGAATTTGCGCAACCCAACAATGTATTCATCGTTTCCAACGTGTTAGAGCTACGAGCGATTTCCCGCAGGAAATTCGGTGTCAGTTTGCGAGGATGCAATTCGAATCCGGGAGGAAGGGCGAAACCGGCTTCGATACGACGCAAGCCTTGTTGTATCTGTGCATCAGACATGTCTCCCGGCACACTGTATGCATTTCCATCAATATCAGTAACAATTCTTCTTTCCATTTTTGCTCCTGTATTTTTCGATTTATTCGACAGAAAAATTCTATTCACTAGAAACTTTTCGTTTTATTCGAGGAAAAAATGGGATTGTTTATATCTTCCAATTCTTCCAATTTATCTTCGTCAACTTCCACGATCTTATAGTCGTCGGACTTCCACCCATAACCGTCTATTTGCGACAATGGACACCAAGTTGAATCTGGCCAGATACATACTTTCATTTTGTTCATTATCCTAGTAAAACTCTTCCGGAATTTTTCCCTGTCATTTCCTCGAAATCTTGCAGCATTGTTTCCGTTATCGAAGTCATAATTCCCAAGTTTCCTCGGAATTCTTCGATGTTGACCCTGCGTGCCAGTTTCAACAGTTTCATGTCCGGTCCGTACGCACCAACAACAATTTCTATCCATTCAGCTTTCATTTTTATCCTTTCTTTGTGTGCTTTTCACACATGCAATCAAACGCTCCTTAGCTATTATAACATATTCTGGCTCTTTGTCAATGCCAATAAACGAAAATCCTTCCAGGATTGCAGCTTTTCCTGTGCTTCCGCTTCCCATGAACGGATCGAGTACGGTTCCGCCTTTCGGCGTTATCAACCGACAGAGGAAACGCATCAGTTCTGTGCTCTTGACAGTCGGATGCCTATTGTTTCCGCCTCTGTCCTTCTGCGATGCCTTTTTGCAATATATCGCTTTTTGTATCTCTTCGATTTCCGCAGGATCGTCCGGAGGCAACGAATTGAAGAAGCGGGAAGCCGACCCTTCGTTGGCAGCACGAAACGCCAGGGTGACTTCCTTACCGTCCCGGCTTCCCGGAGCATTCCGAAGGATCGTGTTCTTCGTCAGAGAGGTTGTCGGAGTCCCTTTCTTCCCACCGGTCTTGGAATACGGAAAGAGTGCTTCCACCTCCGGTGTTCCATCATGTGTCAAATTCGCAGGCCATCTCCCGTCCGGAGCAGACGGAATCCCGGCATTCTTCAGACCGGTACTGAATACCTTTCCGGTTCGGTCACTTGTTTTCCCGTTCCATCCGCCCCCTTCACCTTCAACACGACAATCTTCGATATTTATTCCACCGGTTCCGTATTTCAAAACATTGCTGGCAACATTGTTTGTTTCGATGGGTTTCCGGCAAAGAATCCAATGTTCTGTTGCCGGTTTCAGCGCAGTACCCCAACCATCGTATTGTTGCGCTTCGGGGGACGCGGGCGCGGTAATCGGAATTGTGTCACGAACTTCATGCGTTGCATAATTAGCAGTAGCAGAACTAACAGAATGAGCACCACCACCTTTTATCCTTGCGGTACCCGTGAGTTTTTGTGTTCTGATTGGTTTTCGGATGCATCCCAATTCTTTGTCAATGGCCTTGCTTCTTAGCGTATCGACCGTGAATGAAATTAGGCTTTCCGCTGTGGATTCCGTAATAGTGGCACTGATGGCAGACGCACAGGCCGTTTGCCGTGTCGTGTCGAAGCTCTGGAAAGTCTTTGATTGGCTTAACGTGATGAGCTTCAAGTCGGCGGTTAGTGCCACACATAGCGCACTTATATCCGCCTGCCTTGAGGACGGCTTGCTTCCAAGCCAAATCCTCAGGGCTTCGGCGGCCTTGAGTTTGTCCGTCGTGCTTTCGCCTTGCCAGCCCCATGCACTTTGTAGAGCAAAAGAATCCAGCATGTACGTTGCTGCGGGGCTTGCGGGTAGGCTTGCCGCACTGGTCGCAAGGCTTCTCGATTCCGCAATGCTGCTTTCGGCAGGCGATTGAGCAGAATTGCAAGTCGCCCCGCTTGTGCGATGGGCTTCGGTCAAACTCAACTCCGCAACCAGCGCAACGGCATCGTTGCTTTCTGGATTGGCTTGCAGCAGAACACTCGCGGGAACAGAACCGCTTTCGGGCGTATTCGTTCCAGTTGCGGTTTCGCTCTTTGCGAATGACAGCCCCGCACCGCTCACAGTTCTTGAGTATTCTTTCCATGCCGCCAATATAGCAGACTGGTCGGCGTTGTCAAGTGCTTTGCATACGTCAAGCCACCTTTTCTTTTCCGCTGCGTCCAAACTCTTCCCGACATCTAAACTTTTGGGGAACCCGCTCCCGAAAATATGTACAATTACGTCACGGATTTCGAATCCGGCATCGTCGATTGCATCCATCGTCCAATGCGCGGTACGGGGGATAGCCCATACCAGCGCATGACCTCCCGGTTTCAACACACGTAGGCATTCCTGCATCACAGAAGCTAGCCACGCTATCCATTGCTTCTTTCCACCCTTGTCACCATCCCAGGCTTTCCCCAGGAAGGAAATCCCCGCAGGAGGATCGGTTACAACGGAATCAACCGAGTTATCCGCCAATTCTTTCATCCGTTCAATGCAATCTCCCTGCATTATTTTGATTTTCATCTTGTTCCGCCTTCAATTGTGTTGTGTTTTCCCGTATGAACAATATCACATAGTCAATCACTATATTACACAATTTCGACGAAACATTCATTATTTTTTCTATCAAACATATCAACAAAACCACCGGCCACAACATTACAAATTGGGTTGACTGCGCACGAACTTTGGATATCATTTCCGGATCGGTTGCCATGGAAAGCAGCCAACCAGTAACGATACATCCAATGAGTACATACGCAACAAAAAATAAAAATCTGTTTGTATAATTCATTGTTCGCCCACCATCAAGTATCGAATCAGTTTCCGAACATACCGGTTAGCTTCCGGTTCGTCAAAATGACTCAGGGTTCCGGGGATAACCCCCTCCCGCATCAGAACTTCGTACACCCGCCATTCCCAATCAGAATATCCAAATGGACGTTTGCTGTTGAAGGAATCATCATCTTCCCACAAGCGTTCCAGGAGTTGGCAAAGATATTCCCTTACGGTGATATCCTCCTTTTCGGAATGATAAAACTTTCCACGAACATTCAATGCTTTTTCGTATTCATCATTTTTGCGTTTCAGAGAATACACGACATTATCTATCAAAACATTCTTTACAATCATTTTTTATTCTCCAACAATTTCATATCCCGACAAACACCGAACATCGCCAAACTTCGCATGTCTGCATGTTCCCATCAAACATCCAGGAACATGTTCATGTGGTCCATGGTGGTCACACAAATCATGTTGGCATACGAAGTAATTTTCGCATCGAACAACTTTCGGTCGTTCCCTCCACCCGACCTGGATGCAGACTGCACGTCCATCCTGAGCATAGGAACAGTAATGTACACAGCGTTCCGTGAAGGTATGTGGCTTCTTGTGTGGACATTCGTATTCATCGTGGTTGCACGTATTGGCCGATAGACATTGGAACAGGGGAATTGCGTTCGGTCCCCAGGGTGGAGTTTCTAACAACTTGAAATCTTTGTGGAAAATTATTTTCATCTTTCTTTTGACCATTCAACAATGAAATTTCGGAATTCGATGTATGCAAACATGGCAAAAAGCAAGTCGGCACACAACATAAATGCCCCAATGACGGATATGCTGGGAAAATTGGCGAAATATGCAAGTATCATCATCGCAATCGAAATGAACCCCCATGCAAATGACAAAATGGCATCGAGAATAAATGGAACATATTTCTTGTATTGCTTCATAACATTTCCTTTCAACAATCAACGGAACGAGGTCGAGCAATTGGGCTTTCTTGCAACTCCTTTTTCAATTTTTTGTTTTTCTTTTTCAATTTCTGGATCTTCTGATACAACAATACATTTCTGTCGCCGAGAGAGATAATTTTTTCTCTGTAACGTTCAAGCTGGATTTTCAAGGCATCCCGTTGTTTGAAAAGACACTCAGAACAAATGATTTCTCCATTCCGGGAGTCCAGAATGTCATGGTCGCCACAAACACTACATTTATGCAAAGGATTATTCATCTTTGATTCCTATCCTTCAAACCGATTATCTTCAAGTTCTTCATTCAACCTGACAACTTCTTTTCTCAATTTCAATCTTTGAAATTTCAATTCTTTGATTTGTTCGCGCAATTCCAGGATGGTCTTGGCGAATTCGGCTGTCTGTGCCAACAGTTTGTTATGATCTTCGCGCCGATCCTCGATGGTAACGCGATATTTCTGAGTGAGTTCCAACAAGGTATCTCGTTCGGAGAAAAGGCAGTCGGCACAAACATAACTGTCTGCCTTTGGATCACGAATCATTCCACATCTACGCGAACCACAATTATAGCATTTTGTAGCTTCAATCATGTTATTTCTCAACTTTCACACATCTGCAACTTAAACGAGGATTGAAACAATTCGATGTTTCCAGGTGTTTTTCCCTGTGCCCACAATGCTTAATTTTGCAATTTGGATTATCGCATTGTACCCATCTTTCTTCGACGGCATTCCTGCAAAATTCAATGCATTTACACACATCTTGGATATTGATATTTCCGAGAACATATCCACTACAGAATCCATTTAATACCGCACTATAATGTGTTTTATCCAAACGTTCAATGGCTTCTTTTTCTGTAACTTTCATGCGTCACACTCCGAAAGTAAACGACATTCGGCACACAACCAATGCGGCGTGAAGTCGCCCTGAATTTCCATAGCTGCCGGATCAGCATCGAATACAACATTTTCGGTGTTGCCGCAACGAATACAAGGTTTCGGGTTTTTTGCTTCTTTGTTCAGAAAAAAAGCACTTAGCAATGCTGCAAGTTCGGTATCAAAATGTGGGAAGCGATAAAATCCATTAGGACCAACGACATAGAATCTTCCGGAATCATATTTCACAGAAAACATTTTCATGTGTCAAATTTCCCTCAATGAAGCTTTTCTGCATTTGCCACACATCCATACTTCGGTCTTGTCACCACGAATTTCTTCCCGGTAAGGGTTGGTGTCGAAGGTGACATCTTCGGTACTTCCACAGTCACGGCAGGGTTGGGCATACGCCAAACGATTCAGACGCAATGCTTCTTCGGCAGCATCTTCTTCTTCCTCGAAAGACTCTCCGATGCCGTTGTCTGGCCCAATCACATACCACCGACCTTTGCACAGTTCAATCGTATATTTTTCAATCATGTTTTTGTTCCTTTTTCTTTTTTCGATCAAAGAACGAAATTTTACATTCAACATCGCAAAAGGGACAATATTTTTTTATTTCTTCCTCCGCTGCACGATAAAATACTTTCTGGCAATTCGTGCAGAATACTCGATACACCAACACGACACTCAGTTCTGGTAACGTTTCCAAGCTAGTCTACTCCCTTTGCATGTTTGTACTTTTTCGACGAACCCGCATTCCTCCAGTTCCACCATCTTCCGGTTGGCATACCTTGGCTTGATTCCAAGGTATGCCGCTATGTCCTGGTTCGATATGATGCCGTCCGGAGAAGCGTCCAGGATCGGGATGACGGTTGTTTCGAAAAATGTCTTTGCCGCTTTGTACAACCGGTCACCCCGAATTCGGACTTCTTCGATCCAAGCAGTCTTGGGAATAGCGTATCTAGGCATTGAAAACAACCGGCTCCCGTTTGTACCGTTCGAACATCGCCGAGAGACGCTTTTGTGTCGCCTTGTCAAAAGTCGCCAACCACCGGCGACGTTGCGCACGATTCATGGAATACATCGTCTCCATTGCTTCCTTCGCTGTCAGAACAATTTTCCCTGTTTCTTTTGCCGGAATTTCTTTCTTTGTTTCTTCTGCTGGGGGAACGATTTTCAATTCTTCCATTGCATTTTCCTTTACGAAATGATGATTTTCATTTTGAAAACTTCGACGGTAAACGTTTTGCGCTTCGGCCCAAACACGTCATTCAGAACGGTCTTGGCGACCCGGATATGCCCATCAGCATCAACCTTGCAATTGTAGTCCACGTTCTTCTTCACCATCCGGATTTCGATAATATTCGGGTCGCCCACGAAACGGAATTGTAGCACATTACCAGCAGAAAAGCCAGCAGAACTCATAATTTCTTTATTCAGGAGAATCCGGTCCTTTGAAATGCGTTTCACCTTGTATTTCGTCGTTTCTGTGGGTTTGTTGACCTTCTTCGTTTTCTTGACAGCCGCCGCAACTTCCTCGGGTTTGGCCGGGGTTGTGTATGTTCCTTCCTCCCAGATGCGCTTCCGCTCATTCTCAGACATATTGGTAATGTCTCGGACAACCACGTATTTGCAACAGCGCATTTTGCTTTGGTTGTAATCAGTCGGCACCGAAACAACATCCACAGGATTGATTTTGACTTCAACGGTCCTGGCTCCGGTGAAATCCGCCACATACGACCACCCAGCCGCGTGCAACCCGGAGGCACAGGTTACCTTCCTGTCAAGAACAACCGATTTGCGGTCCATCGTAACAGTCTTTCCGGGAGAATTGTCGATGCGTCCGGTGTGACAATCGGTGTAATTTGCATTGACCTTTTTGTATGCGATGAAATCCCCGTCATCACACAAGATGAAATGATTTGCTTCCAAGAATGCATACAAATCGTCAATACTTTCAAGGTTTGGATTATTCTTCATCTTTTCCCAGAAATTGAGAATGGAATCAATGGGAAGTTTTTGATCGAGAAGTTTGCCAATCTTTTCGCGCATGAATTTCGGAAGATCATCGTATTTTCCGATGGAACTTGTGAGTTGTTGTTTGAGTTTCGTGAGGGGGGTAAGAAGATTTTTCAGCCGCGTAACCGTCTTGCCATCTTCGGCACCAGACAGAACAATTTCGCGAATTCTTCCGAAATTCTTGTGATCGGATGTAATCATTTGCGTATCGGTATCGGAAAAGATGATTGTAATGTTCTTTGGGGTAATGATGTAGTTCATTGTAAACTCCTTAACACAAGTTGTTTTTCTGCATGTAGGGGAACAGAATGTCGTAGGCTTGGTCGGCTGCACTTCCTTCGAACGTATTAACGCAAAGATAGATGAATTCCCAGACTGCGGAATTCTTCTCCAATGTTTTGATACCGCGCATCAAACGCAGGATAGTCTTTTTCATTTTTTTCGACAAAATGCTGGTATTTCTACGATACAATCCAATGATGCTATTTATGGAACTTGGACGCTCTTCGACCTTATCCAAATATAACGATTTAGATAAGTTTCCAATCAGACCTTTCATTTTGTGGTCGTCGGGAATCATATCGACGATTCGAATACATCTCCGATAGGTTGACATACTTGTGTTGCGAGAAACGATATCCCTGGCCATCTGCACATGATAAATTGTTTCTATCAACGGAAAAATGACTGCACTCATGAAATTTTCCACTGGTCCATACGCTTTTGTATAACGTTCTATCTCGGTTCGGTTTCCACAAATAACTATTTTATTTTTCATGTCGATATCCATGTCCCGGACGGTTTCATCCAAATAAAAGATTTTCAGTTTCTCTCCTTTGTAGAACCAAGAACCGAATTTTTGTTCGAAGTAATAGACAGTCCGAGTTTTGGACATTTCATGTACTTCCGACAGTGGTTTTTTGTTGTACCGAGGATGAATTACTTCGGTAGAATAAACCTGAATAGTTATTTCTGGTTTACTATTCGATTGTAATTTTTCTGACGGTTTCGGTTGAATTGTATGCAAAGGAATCACCGGAATATATGATCGAATATCTTCTTTGTTTTCTCGATGTTGTGTGTATGCGGCATCTACTGATTCTTTATCGCAAAATGCCAACACGAAAACATTGCATTTATTCATTTCCATGAACCGGTTGATTCTGTTATTGATCCCAAGAAGTTCTCCGCGAATGTAATACAAAAATACCGAAGGAGTAAGCCCTTCTTGGGACTGAAACAGCGGTAACTGGCGAGCTTCCGAAGCAATGGGCTTCCTGCCATCAGCGTAATAGTATTTGGCAGAACACACCGAGTAATAGTATTTGGCAGAACATAACGAAAATGATACCTGCTTCACCGGTTGGATTCCATTGAATGTAGGAAGATATTCGATTGCGTCACAGATGAAACGATATGGACCAAAGTAGCTGTAGAATTTTTCTTCGTATGTTTGCATTGATTCGAAAATTTTCAACAGATGTTGGCGTATTCGAACTTTTGCTTTTTGAATTTTCCGACCGATTGCCGCGTAATTCTTGGGGGACAACTCGATTTGTTCTCGGCTGGCACTCAATGCGATTTCCCCGATCTTGAATTTGAGAAGCATATTGAAGGATTTCACTCCTCGAAAAACAAGACGTTTCCGGGATTCTTCGATCCGTGCCGATTGCAAGATGTAGGGGATTTGGCCTACCAGGATCGTGATGGTGCTCCCACCCTCAACCAAGCTGACCCCGATATCTGACATGTCGATTCCCAGGTATTCATATTTCCTTTCTGTTTTCAATACTTCTTTCCCATTAACCAAAGGAGGCACATCGAAATACTTGCAGATGGATTCGATATGTTGTTTGACTTCAACGATATCACCCACGGTCTTACATGGAATAATAATTGTTGTTCCTGTTATTCCATCGTGCAATTTTTGATTTATCTGTACCAGTTTCCCAATTCTGGTTTCGTCAATGTATGCGATGTATTCCCGTACCCATCCATCGGTTGTTGCCGTTTTGATGGAAAAAGTTTCGGTGTATGCGAATGGACTTTTCGCGCCGATGCCGAATCCGCCATGTTCGGCATTGCTTTGGTTCTTGGTAGAAGAACCGTAATTCAGGAATACATCAGTGATGCGTTCCGGGTCGATACCGATACCGTAATCCCGAATCGAAATGTTCATGTTGTCCATGTCTGGACATGTGATTTCAATGGGTTGGTCTTGGCGATTGTTTTCGATGTTGGCATCCAGCGCATTCGAAATGATTTCTTGCAAGCACGTGCGCAAGGGCATTGTATACAGTTTCGAACGCAGAATTTCAAAAAGAATGCTGATATCTTTTACGCCGAAAAAATTCTCTTTTTTGAAATCGGAAGTATGGACTTCGTGTTTTACAAGTTCAGTAATCATTACATTGATCCTTATTTTTTCAATCTTCGACAATGCCGATGTGTTCGAATGTTTTTTTCAACGTAGTATTTGTGCCCCCCGGTATGATTTCCGATGTATTTCCGACACACCGGACACGTCGGAACACCGCCATACTTCTGCTCGATGCAGGTTGGACAGTATTGTTGTCGTCCCCATCGCGTGGGATAATTCTTGTTGTCGAATTTGCTTCCACATCCCATACAATGCCCTTCCCGATTCCGGATTTCTTCCCGCTTGGCAGCTTGGGCACATACGATGGAACAATACTTTTGTACCGTACTGGGTTTGACCAAAAACGATTTATTGCAGTATTTGCAAATCACTTCTTTTCTTTGAGATTCCCAATGGCAAGTATGCGAACAGTATTGTTTTGCCATGTAACTTTTGACTGATTCTGTTTTGTTTTTTGGGAGAAGTTTCCCACAACATTTACAGAAATTTTGAACATTCACTGTTTTTCTCCAACAATTTCAACTTTTCATCGTCAAAATACAATACAACAACATCGAAATATCCAAGCCCTTCTTTCTGTTTGATAATGTATGTTTGGTAGGTATCCAGGAAATCCGCCAATTCTTTGCGGAGACTTTCGAATGCTCCCTTCCACAACACCCGCAGCCCCACTCTGGCCGCCCATCGTTGGCGGATGGAGTATCGAAGCGTCATTGACCCAGATCCATGAACCCGACGATACAGCCGACTGGGAACAAGATAATACCAATTCCCCGGATGGCTTCCGCCCGATATGGCTCTTTGAAGTCGCATTCCGCGAACTGGTAAATGTTATACCCATAGCTGATCGGAAGGAACAATACGATTATGAAGATTACAGCCAAAATTACCATCGAAACAACGTCTTTAAGACCATGGGTAGCTTTATTTTTCACTCTGGTTTCCCCCTTCAAACGAAATGGCGGATGGTTCCCCATCCGCCTTGAGTATACTATAACGCCAACGACACGTCAATTGTTATTTTTGGTTTCTTCTGGACTATCGCGATAAGTAATCGTTCCTATCGTAAAGGAGTTGAAAAAACGTATCTGGAGCGCATGTAGGGAGTATCCTTCGAATTCTTCCATGATAGCCCAAAGCCAAATCCACCAAGGAAAAACATTGTAATGTACAAAAGAAACAATACATAAAACTTTTAAGAACGATAGTTTCATACAAATTTTGTGCTTTCTGCGATTATTGCATTGTTCTCTACACGGATTTTCACTTTGTTTAATCGGGTAGGTATGGGCGGAAGGGCTTTCATAGTAGCATAACCATCGCTCTCGTGCAATGATCCACTGGAAATATAGTATTGCGTGAATCGTTTCATTTTGCAATCGGAATTGATATATCGGATTTCCTTCTCAGAGAAGAATGGGAAGTGTGTGTGACCACAGAATATCAGATGGGCGTGGGGTGACCGGAAGTGCAACTTTTCAATGGCATTCAATTTTGCCCCACTGGTGACCGCTGCACTGGTACCATGATGCGCATAGCATCGAACCATACTTCCCTTCAACTTGAGGGCAAAATGGGCTTCCCAGCCAAGATATGGGATTCCCAGCATATCCGCCATGATTTGCATGATATCAAGCCCGGTGGCTTTTTCGATTCGATGTTCATGGTTTCCGCAAATGCTGAAAAGAATTTTGTTTCTAATTGGTTTTAGAATTTCAACGATGTTTTGAATCTGTTCTGTTATCTGAATTTTTTGTGTATGAACAGCATTCATCTTTCCGTAAATGGAACATTCAATAAGATCGCCGCCAAGAAACGTATAACAAGAACTTTTTCCTTTTATGTATTTAACAATGTTTTTGAGATCGTTTTCGCGACATTGATGTGAGCCATAATGAAGATCATAAAGGGGAATCAATTCGACGGATTTTGTTTTGATTTTCTTTGTTGGCACGACATCATTTTCTTGCATTTCATCACCCATATTTCCAAGATTTCTTACCGGAAGCATGTGGCGTATTTGTTACGCTGAAAATCCAAGCACATGCTTCGTTTTTCGTCATGATGAAGTATTCATTGTTTGAATTCTTGAAAATATAACCATAGATTGTATCGTATACGGAATGAACTTTCGAACGCAAACATTACAGAATTTACCAAAATGTCTGCAACGATTGCGCCTTCTGCTATTTTCAACATTCGTCTGGCCTTTCTTCGCCGATTTCGTAATCTGGACACTTTGTAAATGTCGTTTGTTTTTCGTCGCTGATGTAGCAAGGAATAGAATCCCAGAATGCAGCATTGTCTTTATCGCATTTGTAATTGTTTCCCTGCAAAGAACAATGCTTACACTTTTTAAACAATGAACCATCAATCACAATCTTCATCGGGATCACCTTCTTCGAAATGCCCTTCTGCCGAAGGGAGAAATCCGATTTGTTTTTCTTTTTGGATTTGATTTACTTGGTCAGCATGTTTCAACAATGCGGTAAACAAACGTTTGATATCGGAATTGAGCGTTTTCTCATCCTCATACAAGAGGATATCTTCCATCAATACATTTGCATTCAAACTTTCGCGCAATTTCAATGTAAGGCTGGACAACTTTTTTGTTTCGATGATAATTCCAAGCTGTTTAATGCTTTGTTGCTTATCCTTGAATAGAAATAACATGTTATTACCACCTAATTTCGATTTGTCGTCCCGTTGATACCTCGATGTATTTCTGGTTGGTTCTCGGAGAATCTAAACCACCCTTCTGTTCATCATACTCCCCGGTCTTTACATAGTCGAGTAAACCGAGTATCTTTGGTGCAATTTCCGCACATCCAGACCACAGCGTTGTTCGGATGCCCTTACAACGACATATTTCCAATAACTTGCATAAATGATCGCTTTCCCATTCTCCACCGAAGAAAATGACATTGGTAAACAAGCCATGATACCGCTGAAGAATGTCGATAAACCGAGGGATGGTCAGTTCTTCTCCAGAATTCCCATGCAATTCCGACGAGTGACAATTTTTACAATGATTTGGACAGCCTGTTATTCGGAATAACAACGACACATGATTTGGATGTTCTTTGAAAACAATGTCGTAATCTGCGAATTTCATATCGAACGATGATAATGCCGCAAAGATTCTTCTGCCTGCCTACCGGCACTGAAGTACTTTATCTTCTTCAAATACCCAATGATCCTGGTGGCATATTCCAAATCAGTACATCCACAATTGATACACGCCTTGGTTGTGTTTTTGTCAATGAAATGACACTTGGTACAGATCGTCAGTTTGACGTTGACTGTCCAGTATTTACATCCGGTATTGGCCGCCACTTTCATCAACAGCAAATACTGTTCTTTCGTCAGATGTTCGGCCAGATGGATGTGATTTGCGCTACCACCGTCAAGATTCGATGTGGTTTTCCGACCATGCAACATGAACTTATCCAGAACATTGATTTTGTCGTTTTCTGTTGGGAAAAAATAAGAGTTGTATGCATCTCTCGTCACACGATAATCGTCAAGATGGTCATACTTCGCATACTTTACACCAAGATTTTCCGCAGGAACCATTTCAGTATTGAACATGCACTTGTATTTTTCTTTTCCATCTTTGTTTGCACTCTTGATCGTGGAAAGAATTTCCGCACATGCGTCAATGTATTCCGGATTATTTGATGCTTCCAATCCAAGAAATTCACATGCCTCAACCAGTCCAACCACCCCGATGGTAGAGTACTGCTTGGCCAATGTGATAAAGCCTGCTTTGTATACCGGAAGGGCATCCAATGCCAGAAGGTCTTGGAGAATTGTACGGAAAGCCACATGGTATTTGTGGATTTCCTCGACGTATTTCCGCAGGCTGTCTTTGATGTATTTCAATTTGGATGGAAGATCCATAGGATTGTCTGGATATTTGCTGTACTCGCGTATCCAGTTCTGAACGAGCCGGTTCATGTTCATGGAAATGACGTGGATGCTCCCGGTCATGATACCAACAGAACCGAGGGTATACGAAAATGCTTCGGATGTATTGATTTGTGATTCCAGCCGACAACACGAACTCAGGCTGTCAACTGTCTCACTCTGATAAACAAAAAACGAATTGCCTTCTGCCAATTCGTTTGCAAAAAATTCTGCATTTTCTGTATCTTCTTGTTCTTTGGTTTCTGGGTGTGTTTTCAATGTTACGGTAATGACTGGGAATGTCAGAATTGCTTTCGTGCGTTCTTTGCTGATCCATTTCAGGAAAAAGTGTTGGAGTTTGTTCAAGCTTTCCCAGGAAGGCTTCTCACCATCAGGAAACACAAAATGCTTGAACATTCCATAAAAAAAATACTTGTCAAAGATAGATATGTTGAAAAAAACAGATTGAAATCCCCTAGACGCTGCCGGTTGGTTCAGGGCATAAACAATATGTTGCAAATGGTTTTCAATTACATCTTTATGAGTAACCAAATAATCGTCACCGTAATCTTGTCTGGCAAAATGGTCAAAGATTAAAAGCATTTCCGGGGCAGCAACTGCTCCAGCGAACTGCGATGCCAATGCAAAAATCAAATTGACGAATGAACCACAAAAAGATTCAAGATGTTTCGGTGCTTCCGATTCCCCGCCTAAATCTTTCAATCCATTCATCAGAAAAGGATACATCGAAATTGCCACACAATACGGCATGATAATCGACGACTCATCATGCCGATAAATTTCATGATGTTGCAACCTGTGTAAATAATCATTGGCAGTATTCACGCCAAAAATTGATTCGATCTTGTCAGCAATCAACCTCCTGGAGATTTGCACATTGGAATCTTTGTGCAATTCTGCCAGGAGTGTTGCTACGTTCTTCTCCGTAACATTCGCATTAGCATCCACCACGGAACCATCGGCGGGGTTTGCTTGTTCAAAATAATTTTTGATGAATGCAATCTTCTGTGAGATTTGTTCATGGAGCATTTTGGTGAAGAACGATGACATGTTTTTATCCTTTGATGAATTGAATGTGTTTTTGTGAAGCCAAGTAATCACTCTGATACACCAACAATTCCAGTTGTGTGTATTGTTCGATCGGCTTCAAAATCCGTTTCGGTGTCCACGGACCCATGTGATGGAGTATACAACTGTTGACGACCGAGAACAATTTTTCCGGCAACATGTTTTTGAACTTCGAGATGAATTTCGATGCGGTTATGGGATGATCCACATAATCCCAATACTTGTCATATTTTGGCTTTTTCCCGATGTCATGCAGCAGGAGCGAACACAAAACGATATCCGCCTTGATAGATTTTTCATCCCACTTGTACGCCTTGAAGAAGATGTTGGCGAATTGGCAAGTGCGGATGATATGCCAAACAAGCCCACCGGGTTCCGACGCTTCTGGGGGATGGTACTTCCCACTGGCGGATGCGGGAATACTTTCCAGGAAATCTGGACATTCTCCCAGAACTTTTTTCACGAAATTGTGAAGTTCTTCGGTTGAAATTGTTTCGAGAATCGGCGAAAATTTATCAACTTTCATTGGTTTCTCCATAATGGCATTTGTTTTTGCAGTTGTGACATTTGGCAACGCGATACATGAAAACAGGGCAGATTTCCATTATCAGATTTTTGATACCTGTGAACAACCTTCGAATTTCCAGTTGCGAATGAACACATGTTCTTTCGGCAATCGCGTTTCGGAGGTTCCGAAGATTCGTCGTATACATGATTTTGCCACACATGGCCATTGGGAGGATATAACGAGCATCTTCCTTGGAAATGCCGTATTTCAACAGTTGGTTGTAATCTTGGATGGCATTTCCCAGCCCCGCCATGAACAGGTCGAATGCCTTGGGGTCGTTGGAAATGCTTTCGGGGACGTAATGGTACTTGGGTTCGACATGTCGCTGGCTTTCGATGGAAAAGGTTGAAAGGCGATGGCGTACCAACTGCGTTTGTGTGACCCTGGAGACTTGGAATTGAAACGTGAATGACACATGTTCCAGTACCGACGTATGTCCCATGTCGATACATTTCTTGAGCAAATTCGCATCATTCGGACCAATTTCATCATCTTTTGTATCGGATTTGTGTTCCGAATCATGACAAATTCGAATGGCTTTCATAACGGTCAGTACAGGATATGGGGTGAAGTTAATCAATTCAACCTTCATTGTTTCTTATCCTTTATGGTGTAATGCTTTGGATTCTTGTCTTTGTGTTTTTCGCGAAGTTTGGAAACATGCACGGTCATTTTCGTGATGAATTCGCGATAACTTCCAGGAATGGAACGATCATCATTCAACGTTCCATTATTCCCAGCATCGACGATGATAGCCAGACATGCCAGCGCATGTGCCATGTGGGGAAGCCCGGAATCCGGATCTGCCTCTTCCCCCTCGAACCACGCGAAGAGATGCCGCATACAAGCATCATAATAAATCGACGCTCTGACTTCGGTACCCCGATAGTTCATCCTGCCGTACTTCAGCGCACCATCCAATAGACCCAGGGAGCCTAGAATGGTTGCGCTGGGCGGCCAAAGGTGGGTAGGAATCTTTGTGACCCCGATAACATCTTTGGGGTTTGGGTTCTTGGGATCTTTCGCCGGTTCGCCCGCTTCTTCCAAGGCTTCCGATATACGCTTTCCCAAAACTTTTCCGATGCATTCTCGACATGAAGGAGACAAAAGATCGGATTGAGTGTAATCGGGAACGAAAAAATTAGATGTTGCCGGAAATCTCTGTTTGCATTGGAAACATAATCTGGTTCCGGGTTTGTTCATGCCTCAGTCTCCTTTAAAACTTGATACATGGCATCGGCCAAATTTTTATTTCTTTTCGCTTTCTCCATTGACTTTATTTCATCAATTGTGAGATCAGCGTCGAGAGAATTCCGCCGAGACTCATTAACTTTGTTTTTGTGGATTGCTTCATAACTACGAAATGTATTTCCGGCCAATCTAACAGCAGCCTTCAGTTTTTCATTTTGTGCTTCTGCTTTCAGGGCACGATCTTTCCACATTTCACAAACTTGCTCCATCATATCCAATGGAGACATCCCGACCATATCTTCACCGTTGTATCCCATATCAATCCGCCTTTGGTATCTTTACCCAGGCTCCCTGTGTAGCACCCGTGGGAATTTGTTTGTATTCATAGCCGTTGTAAAACATCATGGCGTCATAGCCAATATGGCCAGTAACAAGCAAGAAAACGATCACCACGATGCCAATAATCAGATTGGTCACTGTTTTGTAATAATAGCGTTCTTGGATTTCACTATCCATATCCATGTTGTTGCCCCTTTATGGAAGTAAATTTTTATGGTTCCATTTGTTATTTTGCAAACTAAACTGAAAATGTTGTATCATTGTTTGTGAATGGTTATTTTAATCCTTTCTGTCGTAATTGTCAAATTAGGAATCAATGAATGGAACATGAAAAAAAGAGTTCTATACGCATAAAAATTAGCAATTTGCTGAAAGGCGACCCCAAGATACAGCAAATCCTTTCAAAATACAAGGATAATCCAGAAATGATTTCTGATGCATTGGATTTCATTATGGGTGATATCGTGGAAGAGTTGTCGCCTTTCAAAATAGAACCAGTTCCCCCTCGTGAGTTCTTGGAAAGTCCGTACTATTGCGGAAAAAATCCAATTACCGGCGAGGGTCCGGCGACGACGATGTATGAGATGTTGAAAAAAGATTTTTGTGCCGTTCATGATTTCGATTCAGGAATACGCGAAGTCGTTTTAACAGGCTGTGTCGATGTTGATTCTATTATCTGCGAAAGCGACGGTGGGCTTGTGCGGCTGGTAGATCGGATCGGACAAGACAAAGATGTGTTGGTATTGATGGATAAGATGGAAACTTCCCCCACGACCAATTCCAGATATTCCGGCTGTATGGACGTACATAAGATAGTATTGGAAAATGGGATGGAAGTCATAGCAACCCCAGATCACAAACTAGAGGCTTGTGTTGGTGGAATTCTAAAGTGGGTTCCTTGTGGAGAATTAAATGTTGGCGACCATGTGAAAACGGTAGGATACATTCCGACATCCGGCAATAATGTTGTTTCTGGCAATGAACTGGTGGAACTATTGGATTTTCCATTGTTTGCACAAAAAGAAATCCCACAAAAAATTTGCAAGACCACAACACATGTGATTAGAATGTATTTGGTGGAATTATTTAAGAAATATGCAGTTTATGATAAGCATAACAACTTTTCTTTCATATTGGTTCCTACGGAATTTTTCGGAAGGCAATTGCAATTGTTACTTTTGAGATTAAGAATAAAAACAAAATTCTTAAAAAATAATGATGAATTCATTGTTAAGTTTAATGGCTACATTGATGATGAAATTGATTATTGTAAAGTTGTCAAATCTGAGAAAATGAAAGAAAAATGCCACGTTGGCGACATCGGTGCATTCAACGGAAATCGGTTTATTGCCAATGGGATCAGCGTCCACAATTCAATTGGCTATGGAAAATCGTTTTTCATGGAATTGGGGCTTCTTTGGAATTTATATGTGCTTTCCTGCTTCAAAGCACCACAGAAGTATTTCGGTCTGTCTTTGGCATCAAAACTTGCCGTTATGGTTATTTCAATTACGGAAAAACAAGCAAAGAAAAACATTTATGGTTCCGTAAAAGAAATGATTAAGGTTGTTCCTTATTTCATTGAGAATTTCATGTTTGATGTAAAGCGTTCAACGGATTCTTTGATTTTTCCGAGGAACATCGAATTCTTCAATGGAACATCTGCGCAATCATCCACAATTGGATTGAACATTTATGCGGCATGTCTGGATGAAGCCAACTTCTTCAAAGTCATCCAGCAATCAAAGCGCAGTCAGGCGAGTGAAGGGGAATTCAACGAAGCGTTGACCCTGTACAACTCTTTGTTGCGTCGGCAGGACTCCCGGTTCTTGAAGGAAGGACGGAAGCCAGGAACATTGTACGTCGGTTCTTCCCGCGTGTACCCGAACGATTTCACGGAACAGCGGATTCGTCTGGCCAAAGAAGCCGGGGACAAAAGCACATACGTTCTCGATTACAACCTCTGGAAAGTTTGTCGAGAGCGATACAGCAAAGAAGAATTTTCCGTTGAGGTCGGCGGGTTGAATCGTCGGAGCCGCGTTTTGGTTGGCGATGAAACGGATGTTGCTGGTGATATCGTCAGAATTCCCATGGACTTCTACGATAAATTCAAAAAAGATGTTGATAATGCTCTGAGAGAAATTGCCGGAATTGCTGTATATTCCGTACAGCCTTTCTTTGGAAATTCTGAAAAGATCGGTGAAATGTTCGATCATACAATGCAAAGAACATTTTCCGTTGATCGTGCCTGCTTATCTCCGAAGAACGAATACATGATGGTTGAGAAGGTCGTTTATCATCCGATACCACATCCGACAAAACCGAGATATGTTGGTGTCGATTTGGGATTGAAGAAGGATAAGGCTGGGTTGGTGATGGGTTATGTGGAATCCATGGAGAATGTCACACGGGAATTCTTCAACGATGAAACCGGGGAATTTGAAAAGGTGGTCGAGCGGATGCCAAAGATCGTAATTGAACTGGTTTTGCAGATATATCCGGAATCCGAATTTGGCGAAATCGAATTCAGCCGGATACGTGCGCTCATCTTTTTGTTGAAGCGGATTGGGTATCGAATCAAGTACGCATCGGCTGACGGATATCAATCGGCGGATACCCAACAGATTTTGCGCCGGAAAGGCATCCTCTTCGATTATATTTCGATGGACAAAACTCCAGAACCATACGAAACATTGCGAGCTACGATTTATGAAAATAGACTAAGATGCATTTACCATTCTGTTTTAGAAGAAGAATTGAATCAACTCGAAAGAAATTATATTACAGGCAAGGTGGATCATAATAATCATTTTACTAAAGACATAAGTGATGCTTTGGGGCAAGTAGTGTATAATTGTCATAAGAATTCTGAGTATGCCGATGAAGCGTTATTGCCAAGAACTGCGATAAATGATAACGTTGTTCCGGAAGAAAATCTGGAAGAATACTTGAAAGAATTCGACGCATGGGCCAGAAAATAGAGTTGGTCGCACAAAGGAGTTTGTATGAGTTTCATCGAAAAAGCAAAGCGATATATTGTTGATTTGCTGACACCTGCTACGCCGAAAAGCAAAACCGATCTTGATGATTATCCCGATGGAATTGACTATCGACTCCTTTTGGACAATCTGTTGCGTCGAAAAGTTGAAGATGTGTCGAAATATGAAGATTACGATTTGATGGATGCCGAAGTTCCAGAAATGACTGCGGCATTGAATGTCATCGCGGATTACGTCGTGTATCCGAACAGCGTTGACAAAGCCGAAACCGTCAAAATCAAAGCCGGGAAATATCAGGATAAGGTTGATGAAATTATCAAGCAATTGAATTTTCACAACGAATTTTATTCGATCGTGCGTGAAACCTGCAAATACGGCGACAATTACGAAGAGCTTGTTCCGAACAAAGCGGGAAAGAAATTGGTTCTTCTGAAGAACATTCCGGTAGAAAGCGTCATTGTCAATGTCAAGAATGGCATCTTCAATCAGGATGAATATCTTCGACAGGTTGACGACCGGAATGAAGATGTTGCCACATTGTCATTCAAAGAAGTGTCGCATTTCTCTTTGGCCACCGATCGAAGGCGGCGTGTATTGTTTGGGAAAGGCGTTTCGGTGCTGGAAAAGAGCCGCTTGATTTATCGACAATTACGGCTGATGGAAGAAGGCTGCATTATCCGAAGGCTGTCCCGGTCAAATCAGAATTTTGGATACCTTGTGGATGTTGGTTCGTTGGAAGGTGATGAAGCTCTCGACTATCTCGACAAGTACCAGCGTCGGATCAAGCGTCGGAAATACGTCGATCCTGTTACCGGGAAATTCACCTACAAACACAATCCTTTGTCCACGCTTGAGGATGTGTATATTCCTACCCGACAAGGATCGAACGCGAACGTCGTTTCTCTGAATACAGGAAGCGGAAGCGAAAACAAAATCGAAGATTTGAATTACTTCCAGAACAAAATGATTTATTCGACGAATACTCCGAAAGTTTTGATCGGAAAAGAAGAGGATTTGAATTCAAAATCAACTTCGGACATTCAATTCATTTCTTTCATGAGAATGATTCGGCGAATTCAAATGGTTTTGGAACCAGCAATCATCCAACTATTCAAGAACGCATTGGCACTGGAAGGCATTCTTGACGTCGAAATCGAAATCGAATGGCCTGTTGTCGGTACCATCGACGAAGAGCGCAAGTGGCGCATCGAGTTGGTCAAGATGCAAATTGCTTCCATGTTGAGTCAGGACATGGGACTGATTGATGATTATTACATCTACAAGGAATTCATGAATCTGACTGACGATCAGATTGACGAACTGACGACCAGAATGGATGAAACGGAAGAGAAGTACGCTGCGGAAGTCGAAGATAGTTTCGTCGATACCGAAGAAGAAGTATTCGATGGAGAAGCAGAACCGGAAGGCGACGGTGAACCAGAAGATGATCCAAAAACCGTAGCGAAGAAAAAAGAATCCGCTATGTCCGTGTACGAAAACATGATGTATGAAAAAGTGGATAAGAGCGGATTGAATGAAGCTCAGAAGCTTTTCGTACGGAATATCGTCAAGGTCGTTGGGATGGATGAAACGTTGAAGAGCAAAATCTGGGAAATCGCTGAACTTTCCAAGTTGAGAAAATAACAATGTGCAATTTGGATTTCTTTGAAAAGTTTTCCAAGGCCATGTTAAAGCGCAACAAAGGTGTTGCGCTTATGGTCAATTTGGCCGCCCAAGAAAAACAAGATATTCTCAATGCGTATTACCGGACGAAAGCCAAGTATTCCAAAGTCATGTTTGCGAATATGCGGCAATTTGTTGCCGGGAATGTCTCAATGGATGAATATCTATCCAAACAGAAGAATATCATTCGTTCGTGTTATACGGATTCGTTCTCGTTGGGAAAATATTTCGGTTCTGGTGGTGCCTTGCTGACTTCTGACGAAAAGAATTTCATTACCTTCCAGACAACACAGGAAATGAAATTCATGGAGAACTTTGCAAACGATATCATGTCTCGAAAAGGTAAGATGCCGTATGCCAGACGGATGAGAATGTACATCGACGGATTGGATGGGATGTTCGGTTTCGGAAAATTGGTATATCTTCCGGAAGAAGTACAGATTTATTGGATGTTGGGAAGAACGGACAAACATTGTATTGATTGTCTGATGTTTTCTTCAAAGAATCCATATACAAAAAAGACCCTTCCGGGGTTTCCGAAGTCTGGTCAATCAAGATGTTTTGTTGGAAAATATAACATGTATAACATTTTCACTATGGATGGATGGAAAAATTTCAAAGACATAAAGATTGGCGACCAAGTGTTAAGTCATCGTGGAAAATGGAAAAAGGTATTGGCAATCATTGATGAGCCTGTTCAAGATGAGTATTGTTATGAAGTAGTTTTTGAATCGAAAAACAAAAGACGAATGGTTGTTTATATGTTAAACGATCATAAGTCAATCGTAGAAAAGCGTTGGACCAGAGCCGATGAGTTAAATGTGGGAGATAATGTATTGTTTGTTGGTCACAAATGTAAAGTATGTGGCAAGACGATAAAATACGACGACAAACGAGGAATAAATTTCGAGTTTTGTTCGCAGGCTTGTGGTTCAAAAGGTGTGGATAAATGGAAAAAAGGAAGAGAATCATTGATTGCCAAGTATGGTAAATTGGGTCATGGGTTAGACAATTATAGAGACGACCCTATTAACGCCGCCGTAAGTGCAGAAATTGGAAAACGGGCATTGGCAAAAGTCCATGCTTCAAGAATCGGAAAAACATACGAAGAAATGTATGGTAAAGAAAAAGCCGACATGCTTCGATTAAAATGCCCAGAAAAGGCACACAAAAAAACGAGACAATTGGTTAAAGATGGAGAACACCCATTTCAAAAAATGTATTCTAAAATGAGCGATTATGAAAGAAAAGAATTTGCCAGAATTGCTAGAAAGCAATTATCACATTCTGAATTTTTACGTTTACTTAATGAAAGAATTCAAAATGATATCAAAATGGGAGTATTCAAGTTTTCAAGTCCAGAAAAAGCCATGGTTAACATTTTGAATGAAATGGATTTAAAATGGGAAACTCAAATTCTCATTGATGGTAGATTTTTCGATTTTTATTTGCCAGATTACGAGGTTTATATCGAAGTTGATGGTGATTTCATTCATGCTAACCCTGAATTTTATTCACAGGAATCATTGAAAAAAATTCAGAAAAAACAAAAGAGAATTGACAACTTAAAAAATGAAATAATGAAACAAAGAAATTTAACATTGATTAGATTTTGGGAAAATGATATTAACAACAATAAAGAGAAGGTAATAAATAAATTGAATTTGTTGTTGAATAATCATTCTGGATCATTTGTCGGCTATTATAGAAAAATAGCGAAAGTAACAAAAATTAAAACAAAAGATATGATGGGAAACCGAATGTTATCATTAACGGTCGAAGGAGATGAAAGTTATGTTGCCAATCATGGTTTGATTGCTCATAATTGTCTTTCTAATTGTCGTTGTGCCTTATCTTACGTTTTTCCTTCGAATAGATCGAAGAATGACTATGATGATTACATTCTGAAGAACCATGCAGAAAACAAGAATGTTCCAACAGAAGATGAATACAATGTAATGATGGGTCATTCAGATGATTATTATTACAATCGTTTGATGTATGAGATTACAAAAGACAAAACCTTCATGGCGGTGGCTGGTTCTTCTTTGCAATCTCTGAAAACATTTCAGCTTTCAAACAATTTCAAGGTGACACAGTTGCCGGTCGCAACAGCAATCAAAGATGTGCGGCAGATGAACAAACTATCGTCGTTTGGGTTGGTGGAAGATGTTACGGAACTGAACGCAAATGAATTCGTTTCGTTCTTCAGCAATGGAGAACTCAGGTATGGGAAAGTAACCAAAGTGTTGAACTCTGCGGTAAGCGTTCGAACCATCGAGAATGTCACCTATGACATCGTTCAAGGAAAAGCGATAATTTTCCGGGAGGTCAAATGAAAGAATTAAACGAATTCTTTACAGAATATGCAGAACTCTTGGAGATAAAGAAAGCTGGCAGAAAATCCAATTCGAAATATCTTCAAAGATTTGGTGTTCCTGGTCATTACGTTTATATCTACCCGTTGGCAAAGATGAAGCGGTTGTCCAGGAAGGCACGCTATTCGTACAAACGCGCATTGCGTCGGACCAGAAGCTTCAGCAAAAAGATCGGTATCGCGTACGGAGCAACCACCCTGAATCAACGTCCGAAGTCTTGGCACACGGCTATTGTGAAATTCAACGCCGAAAATGGCGTAACTGGGCAACTTGCGGTGAATTACAAGAAGCACGCAATTTACAATTACAAGAGTCGTCGAAGCGGTGCTGGTGGATCGGCAAAACTTGCACGTGCGAGAAAGAAAGGTATTCTGAGGTACCGATAATATGAAAGAAGAACAAATAAAAAACGCATTAAAAGCATATAATTTGAAAGAAAGCGAAATTTCAAAATTCTTTCAATTGTTTAATTATGCGAAAGAACAAGGAATAAATTATCCATATTACTATGCGTTGAGCAAGATTCTAATTTGACTTGTATTGTGAATTGTTCTATGATGAAATCAGAACACTACGGAGTAAAAATATGAAACGCAAACAATTCATGGAAGTTTACGATCATCCAGCAAAGCTGGAAGAACAGACATCGGAAACCGGGGAGAAAAAATACATCATTTCCGGTTCATTCATGTCTGCCGGAAAACCGAATTGTAATGGCAGAATTTACCCCGTTGAAGTATGCAACAATACAATTGGAAAACTCAGACCGAAGGTTGAGCAGAGACGAATCAAAGTCGGCTTGGATCATCCTGATTTTCCATCGTCAAGTAAGTTGGCAAATACGGCTGCAATCCTCTTAGATATCACCGATATTCAGGAAGATGGGTATGCGTACTACAAGGCTCAAATCATTGACACCGAAGCCGGTAAGACGCTGAAAATAATTCTGGATGCCGGTGCTCTCGTTGGGGTTTCTACTCGTGGGTATGGGTCGTCAAAGGTGGACAATTTTCCTGGGGTTGAAGGCAAATACGAAATCATCGGTAATGATTACGTGTTGAAGGGCTTCGAATTTGTTGATGATCCATCGGTGGAAGAAACCGAAGAAACAATGCATCTTGAAAATCAGAAAAGGAGTCCAGACATGAAAACAATCCAGGAAATCAAAGAAGCCTATCCGGAAATCATGACTGCTTATGAGCAGGAGCATGATGCGAAGGTGAAGGGTTTCGAAAAAACCATCGAGGAACTTTCCGAACAGGTGAAAACCTCCACGGAAAAACTGACGAAAGTCATTTCCTCTCTGAAAGAGAATTTCGAACCCATGTTCACTGTCGTTCCGGAAAGCCAGATTGTTTCCGAAAAGGTTGCCGAAATCGAAACCAAAAACGCAACCATCAAGACCATGGCGGCAACCAATGAGGAATTGCAAACGAAATTGGAAGCCATCAAAGCCGAAACCGTGAAACTTGAAAAAGAAAAGGAAATCGAAAAGCTGAAAGCCGAAGATTCCGATTACTTCAAGTATGAAACCATGGTCAAGAATTTCGAGAATTGCGTCACCGCCGAAGAGATTCGCAAGGTCTATGAATCCGGCAAAGCAATCATCGAAAGCGTCAAGAAGGAAAACACGGCTGCTGATCCGAAAACCAGAGCCGACGCACCCAAAGACAAGCTGACGGAAGATATGAAAGCCGATCTGGCTATCAAGAACCAACAGCGCAAGTCCTGTGGGCTTCCGGAATTCACCGTCGAACAGTACCAGAAATTCGCCAAGACCAACTCTTAATCGAGTACAAAAGAAGGAGAAAATCAATGAAAGTATCATTTCTTGAACGCAATGAGAACTTGGTTCAACAGTATGGGCATTTGACCGAGGGAGTTGGTCACTACAGCGGCGATTCCCGAATGGCACAGATGGAAGAGAACAAAATGAACATTCTCTTGGACAGTGCTGTTCGGAACTTCTGCGACGAACAAGGTATCAACATGAACCTTGCTCAGTTGACTGAAGCCATGACCCGGAATGCCAACATCGCGACCTTCGTCAAACGGCAGCTTCCCCTCATCCGGAAAGTTTATCCGTCGATGATTTCCCGCGAACTCGTGTCCACCCAGCCGATGGAACAGCCCGAAACGAAGGTTTTCTACTTCGACATCAAACGCGGCACCGGCGACACGTCCCTGTCGGCTGACATCCACAATCAGCGCAACTACGCCAACAACGTTGAGTACAATCCGGATTCCCCGACCGCAATCAAGGAAATCTACCTGGAACTCACCTCGGACAGCCTTTCGGCGACCATCAAGAAATTGAAACGGCATCACACCGTCGAAGTTGAACAGGATCTCATGGCGTACCATGGCATGAATGCCGGGTCCGAACTCGATTTCGCTCTGAGTGCCGAAATCACTCGCGAATGGGATCGAACCATCATCCAGGACATGCTTGACAAAGCAACCGGTGGCGCATCCACGTTCGACATGACGGTTCCCGCTGGCATCACCTATTCCGACCGCAAGGTTTGGATGGAAATGCTGTATGAAAAGATGATTGACGTTGACACCGCGATCTACCTCAAGCGGTATCGCAAGACCAACTTCATCGTTGTCCCCGCTGTCATCGCCGGGTTCATGGAAAAGATGCACGGCTTTGTTACCGATCCGACCAACGTGAACTCCAAAATCATCCAGACCGGTGGCCGGTACTTCATGGGTACCCTGAACTCTCGCTGGCGTGTGTATTGCGACCCGTTCTTCCCCGCCAACAAGATCCTCATGGGGTACAACAATCCCAGCGATTGGTTCGACACGTCCTATGTGTTCTGCCCCTACATCATGTCCTACTTCTCTCCCGTGTTCGTCGATCCGGATACCCTGGTGAAGAAGTGCGCCATCCTGTCCAGGGCGGCTATGCTTTGCGTGGTTCCGGACCTTCTTGGATACGTCACGATCACTTCATCGTGATTGTCACAGTCACAGGTTGCTAATTCCTTCGGTGTGTTGTAAAATGATGGTGGAAGAAATTCCACCATCATTTTTCTAGGAGATACCATGGGAAAGCCCTTCAAAAGCCACGAAACATTCATCCGGCAATTAAAAGATATTTATGGTGAAAGATATGATTTAACTTTTGTAAATTATATTCATGATCGTTCTAAAGTGAAGTTAATATGTAGCAAACATGGTGAATTCTTTAAAACACCAAATAAATTATTGAGTGGACAAGGATGCAAATTATGTAGCAATGAAATCAAACGTTTAAAGAAACGGCTTACAAAGGAAACTTTCATATCAAAATCAAACAAAAAGCATGGTGACAGATATGATTATTCAAAGGTAGTAATGAGGGGCACACATAAACATGTGGCAATCATTTGTAAAATACATGGGGAATTTTTACAAACACCGGCATCACATCAGCGAGGGCGAGGTTGTCCAAGCTGTTATCATGAAAACATTCGGGGTGCTTCCCAAAGACGTACCCAGGAAGAATTCATTCGCTTGGCCAAAGAACGACATGGAAACAAATATGACTATTCCAAGGTTGTTTACAAAAATTCCATAACCAAAGTCGTAATCATTTGTCCGACACATGGAGAATTTTCCCAATTTGCAAACAGCCATTTGAAGTATGGTTGTCAATTGTGTGCGAATAAAGCAATAAATCAGTCTTTGAAAATGACAACAGCCGAATTTGTTGAAAAATCTATCAATGTTCATGGACATAGATATGATTACAATAAAACAGTTTATAATGAAAATCAAGATACTAACGTTGAAATAATCTGCAAAAAACATGGAGTATTTTTGCAAAGACCGACCACACATTTGCGGGGTTGTGGATGTCCAAAATGTAAAAGTTCTGCTGGAGAGAACAAAATCAGAATTTGGTTAGATGCTCACAATCTCGTTTATGAAGAACAGAAAAGTTTCAAGGATTGTCGATATAAAAGACCACTTCGGTTTGATTTTTACTTTCCAACATTGAATGTTATCGTTGAATTTGATGGTCCTCAACATTTCCCAGAAAGCGAAGATCCAAAAACATATCGCGTGAAAATAACAAATCGACAAAGCATCCAGATACGCGACGAAATTAAAAATGAATGGTGTCGGCGGAATTCTATCAAGATGTGTCGAATAAAATATACCGACGATATCGAAAACGCATTAAATGGTATTTTCGGGGCGAACCGATGAAAATAAAATACACCGCTGGTTACAGTACACAAGATATTCGCCTTTCGGATATCAGCAATGATGTTTACCGGTTTGAAAAGAATATCTGGAAAGAAGTTCCAGACCACATTGCCAACCGTTTGTTGCGAAGTCCCATTTTTGTATCAGAAAATGACTGGATTTTCGATCCTGATTACATGAAAACATCGAACAAAGACATTGCAATAAACAGATTTGGTGCCCTTGGTGATTTGATAATGTTGCTTCCGGTTATCAGATATCTGAAAAGAACGACAAACAATCGTTTCCATTTGATTACACAGCAACATCATGTTAAAACCTTTTCACGCGAAAAGAAAACGTTTACAAGTGTTGTTCACAATACAACCGCCAAAAAGGAAAAGTATGATAGAATACTGTATCTTGATGGTGTTTTGGAATGTGACCATAGTTCAAAGAATGAAGAACGACATATCCACCGGGTAAAATTGTATGAAAGGTTTTTCGGAATTACTGTGGATAATTACGATTTTAGTTTAGAAATAGATGATTCAGATATTCGTTTTGCGAAAGGATTATTGAATGCTTGTCGTAAATAAATCGAAGTTGACACAAGTGGTGTATGGTGGGAATTTTTTAATTCCACAATTCATACATCCTGGAATGATTATTGATTCTGATCTTTACAACGATTTAGATAAAAGTTCTTTCGAAGTATTCAATAAATTTTATTTGGTGAATTGTAAAAGGTTGGCATTCATCCGGCAATATGCTTTGGGTGATATTATTCAGTTGATAGCATCTGCAAGATTTTTGAAAAGAATAGCAAACATTGGAAAAATAACGATAATCACATCACAATCATTTGCAGATTCTTTGAGATATATGTATTCAGATATCGAGTTTGTGGCATATCATGCGGGTACTCCGTATTCCAGTTACGATTTGATTTTGACATTGGATGGAATTCTGGAGAGCGACCATAGCTTGAAAAACATGCAAAACAGTTATCATCGAGCAGATATTTACTTGAAAGCGTTTGGAATTGTTGAACATTGTCCGATTGATTACGATCTTTGGAAACCAACGTATCTGAAAGAGATTGATATGATTCAAAGCGAAAGAAAGCTGATTGGAATACAATTGCGTGGCTCCGGTGTTATGAAAACGCTTCCGCGTGATTATATCCGGAAACTTGTTGCAGAATTGAGCCAAAAATATACGGTAGTCCTATTGGATCAATCGGCAGACAAAGGGTTTTCCGGAGATAATGTCATAGACATGTGTGGGAAAACAACTACACATCAATGTGTGGCTATGTTGAAGCAGTTGGCTATGGTGATAACAATGGATTCCGGAATGTTGTGGCTGGCACATGCGGCAAATTGTCCGGTATTGTCGTTGTTGGGTCCGACCAGGGAACAGGAAAGGCTGTCATTACATCCACAATATCCAGAAAAAGCAAAATCAATCAATCTTTCTGAAATGATTGGTTGTACCCCTTGTTTTGAAACATGTCCAAAATGTTATAGGCGTGTCGATTGTATGAATTTGTTCAATCACGAAGAATTGACGCGTGCTATAATGAATAAAATCGAACAAATTGTAGGAGTTGAATAGTCATGGGAAGAAAACGAAAAACCAATCTCAAAGTTGACATGACCACCAAACTGAATGGGGATGGAATTCCGGAAGAATATATTCCCATTGGCGACCCCGATTGTCCCGAAGAAGAACCAATTGTCGAACCCGAACAGGAACCGGACTTCGAAGAAGAACCGGAAATTTTGCCGGAACCACCGGAAGTGATTCCGGAGCCTGCTGTTGAACCGATTCCGGAATGGGAACAAGATCCGGATGTGGAGCCGGAACCAGAAGCGTCCCGGTTCGAAGAAGATTTTTTCCGGAAAAGCAAAGAAGCCGGTTGTGATTATGCGGCGAAGGGTACCTGGCAGGTAATGTATGCCAAGTATCTCGACCGGTTGTTTGCCCTTCAGTACAAACGAGTGTTGGACCTCGGCTGTGCTCTTGGCGCAATTACTTCGGCCATTGCCGACCATGGGGCTGATGTGATCGGTGTTGATATTTCCAAATTCGCATATCAGCACACTCATTTTGTGAATTTTGCATTCCTCAACACACCTGCCTGGGATTTGAAAAAAATCGAAGATAACACTGTTGATTTCATCCATTCAATGCATCTTTTGAATCATTTGACGAAAGATGAATTGGAAAAAACTTTCAAAGAAATCGTACGGGTTTCCAAAGATGGTGCCATCATGTTCATGGTCATGAAACTTGATGGTGAAGATGTCGATCCTCTGATTCACAATCACAAACGAGTTGAAATGGATGCATTGGCGGCAAAGTATGGGATGAAGAATGGTTCTTCTGCTTTGGCCAGCAAACTCAAGATGTGTGATCCTGGTTGGGATTTCATCACGAAGTACAAATGGGATGTGCTGATTTACCAAGTAAAGAAGGAGTAATCCATCATGACTTCAGCCGAAATCATTGCGGAACTTCGAACGCTGTGGGGTCTGCCAACGACCGATTATCCGGATTCCAAATTGACGGTTTTGATTGATAAAGCCAGGAAGAAATTGTCGGAATACTATCCGGAATTGGAATTGGCGTATACCACAACGGTAAGTGGACAAACGCTGTACACGGTCACACATACCACATTGATTGCGCTGAAGCAGATTTACTATCAATCTTCTGTGGACAAAACCTCCATGTTCAACGATCCGGATATCCGGGAATCGTTGCCGACCGAAGATAGCACATTCTCGCTGTCACGTGGGTTTGAATTCATTCAGCGGTTGAAAACGATGCAGGAATTGTATCCCAGCGAAGGTGTCATCAAAACCCACAACAAATTCGAACTGTTACCAACTCCATCCCAGAGCGGTATCCGAGTGTATTACGAGTATGCTCGGTACCGAACTTTGGCGGAAATCCCAACTCTGTTCGAAGAAGATATCCAGGCGTTGGTTATGTTTTACATCAAGGATATCCAATACAAGAAATCGTCTCGGTTGCAGGCTGGGAATCGGTACGATTTCGATCGACGCGGAAACATAAAAGAAGGTTCCACCGGTGGGAACGAAGAAAAGCAACATGCGCAAATCGAAGAAGATATCGTCAAAAACATCAAACTGAAAGTTATGAAACTATGAAGAAAAGTATTAACTTAAAGTTTACATTCGGCGATAGCATAAAAAATGTTAAAAAATATATTGAATGGTTTGATTTCGCAAAACGAACAATCAAAACGCAATTGAAAAAATTGCAAAAAGAAAATTTGTTGCAAGTGGTACATCAGGTGGCAAAAGAGCGTTTCACGGCGAGAAACATTCGACAAGACACGGAACGAATGCGTTCTATTATGAGAAGTTTTTATGCCACTGTGAAAACGACGGACAACAACACGGAAATTTCGATTGGGCATAATTATTTTGCTGGTAAGGACAAAACTTTTTATTACATCTCCTCGTCGAAAAAGCACGAAATCAAGGGGTCTGCCATTTTGAAAATGTTGGATCTCGGACGAAAAGTTTACAAGATTCCACGAAAATTCAAATATGGGAAAATCTTGGTATGGAGATACGGCGAAGATTCCAAGCCTATCTTTTACAAACTTGGTCCTAGTGGTCGTGGGCCTATCGTAGCAAAATATGCCGGGATGCAAAACAAAGGCGCAGGACGTGCAGGCGGGGGTACGCAAGTTCTTCAAAGAATCAAACGGGAACTGTTAAATTATACCGAACTGGTTCAAGCGCAATTGAAATCTGCGGTAAAAAAACGATTGGATAGCATCAAATGAGCAATTCAAAAAAAGAAAACATTCTTAACAAATTGGAATTGATTATCCGAAACATCGTTATTGGAAATAAACCATCAGAATCATCTGATAAAGTTTTCGAAAATACAATATCGTTTGTTGATCGCCAATATATTGGCGTTTCGATGGCCGATGTCGAAAATTCAAAAATGCCGTGGGTATTGATAAATAATGAAGGCGAAACTCTGAAAGGTCGTCCTAGTAAAAATTTTGATAGTCAATTGTTTATTCAGATAATTGGCTTCGTTAAAGCTGAAAATTCCGATCAGAACTTGGATTCATTGCTTAATTCGTTGCAAAGAGACATAATGGTTGCTATTCTTGAAGATGAGAGTCTTGGAGGATTGTGCAGCTACTTGATTCCAAGAGAAATTTACGTCGTTGACGAATTGGTCTGGCCTTTCGGTGGGTTTGTACTAAACCTGGAAATCGAATACTCGTTTTCCGGAACGAATTTGTAAAAGGAGAATAACAAGATGACCAGAGCATTAGGTTCAAATGCCATCATCAAATTTTGCCAAGAAGCTACCTGGGGGACGACCCCCGTTGCCCCGACCGAAGTTCATGGGATTGCTCCACGCTCGGAAGGTCTTGGTTCCACCCGGAATCTGTTTCAATCTGAAACGATTTCCCCCACCCGCGCCGTCGTTGGATTGGGCAATGGTAACAAAGCTGTCGCTGGAAACATTTCCACCGACCTGCTTCCCGAGGGGTTGGAAGTTCTTTTCTGTCACCTGTTGGGCCAGAATACCCCCGTTACGACGGGTTCCGGCATCTATACCCATGTCATCAAAGGGGCGTCTGGATATCTGGAAGGTCTTTCGATTGAGAAAGGGTTCCCGAACATCACGACCTTCTTCAAGTACACGGGTTGCCGCGTCAACTCCCTGACCATCAACATCGTCCAGGAAGGTTTCCACGAAGCTGTTTTCGATTTCATCGGCAAGGCTGAAACGGTTGACGAAGCAGCCACCATGATCGTTAATCCGGTCGGCGGCGTCACCTATGGAACGAAGAGCGGCTTCACTGGTTATCAGTGCAAAATCTACATTGATAGCGTCGAAGTGGGCGAAGCGGTTTCCGGTTCGATCACCATCACCAACAACTACGAAACCGATGCGTATGTTCTCGGCAGCGAATTCCGCGCCTCGGCTCTTCCTGGTCGTCGGGAATGTTCCGGTGATTTCACCATGTTCTTCCAGGATGTGAATGAATACAACACCTATGTTGCCGGTACCGAGGTTGCATTGAAGTTTGAATTCATCTCCGGTGCTGACAGTCTGAACATCGAATTCCCGATTGTCAAACTCAGTGGTGAATCTCCGAAGGTCACCGGACCCGGTGGTTTGAATCTGTCTCTGAGCTTCCAAGCTCGTTATTCCACGGCGGATTTGACGGACGTGATTTTCACGCTCGTCAACACACTGGATGAAATTCCGGCTCAACCAACGTAATCTGATTCCAACCAAAGAAACACCCAGGATTGATTTCCTGGGTGTTTTGTTATAATATGTTGCTATGTTTACGATACTGTGGCATTATTTAGTTGGGTATTCAATTTTTGAATTGATACCTGAAATTCCAACAATCATCAAGGAGTTTTACATCACTATGGAACTTAAATCTCTTGTTCAAAAAGCGAAAGCCGTTCGAAAAATCAATGATGTTGTTTACGACAAGGATTGGAATGTCGGGTTCAAACTCCAGTTTTTGCCCAAAGCCGACCTTCAGCGCATGATTGGCAAACATACCGAAATTGATTTCGATTCCCGTTCTCACACTCGGGAAGAAAAAATCAACAACAAGAACCTCACACGGGAAATTCTGGATACCTGCGTCGTCGGTTGGTTTGGTGTCACTCCGAAATGGCTTGCAACCCAAGTTCCCCTCGATCTGTCCGATGTGGAAGATCCGAATGCGGAAGTGCCGTTCTCTCAGGAAAACCTTTTGACCATCATCGACGAATCCTACAACCTGGAAGGTTGGATTTTCGAGAACGTGAAGGACGCTGGCAAATTTTCGAAGAAAATTGAGGCCGAAGTAAAAAACTAACTGAGTATGCGGAATGGACATTCACGCCAAATCGGGGGTCGTGTAGTGACTGTACCGCATTCTACATCCGAACAAAAAAGCAAAAGAACCCCCCATGTGAAACGAAAGACGGTTGTCCTTTCGGAAAACCTATTTTGTGGCCTGGAAATTTGTTTGCCTGGGAGCTTTTCCAAAAGTTATCGGGACAAGTAATTACCGGGGGCATGGGGGACATTCTTGGAATAAAGTTTGAAGCTATAGAATCTCTCTTCAACATCTATGGTATAATGGATAATGAAGAAAGGTTAATTCTGTTTGAGAAGATAACGTCGATCGACGAAGTTAGAATCAGAATGCGGTCTGATGAAATCAGATCAAACATGAAGTCTAAAAAATCGAAATAAATGCGCAAGCGATTGCGCATTTTCGATTTTACGGAGGAATTATGGCAAACGAATCAAATCCTATTTTGAATGTGAAGATCACAGGCGATAAAAACGCTACAGCCGCATTGGATGGGCTTATTGGTTCGTTTACGAAATTTTCTTCCGCAATTTCTTCATTACAATCCGACGCAACAAAAGTCGAAAAAATTATCAATGGTTTATCGAAAACGATTTCTTCCGGTGTTTCCAAAGCATTCTTCCGAGAAGTAAAAGGCAAAGGAAGTATTGCTGGCTTCGTGAAAAGCCTTGCGGATGATATGAAGAATGCAAACCTTCAAGCCATCAATGCGATGAAAACCGCCAAAGAAGTCGAAGTGAAACTGATGGCAGCGACCGAATCTGTTATCAAAACCATGAAGGGTGTGGACGATAAAATCTCGAAAGCCCCCGCTGCTATGAAAAGCAAAAAGCGCGTGGCGGGTGTACGGGGTGGAATCCTTGCCGATATGATGGATGGTGCCGAAGAAAAACAAGCCATGACCATGGCCGATTTCGAGAAGATGATTGCAAATCAATTGCCGTTTACACGTTTGAAAAAGGGTGATTTGCAGAAGATTGTTACGAAACTGAAATCGAATAAAGAACAGTATTCTGTGCTGCAAGAAGCATTGGCTGATAACAACAGAGCCGAAGTGGCAAAGATTGCAAAAGTCGTCACAACCTCACTGGAAAAATCGGGAATGGCTCCAGAAATTCTTTCCGCATCCAATTACAGAAAATCCAAAGGCGATTTGGTTGATAGCATTATAAAGATGAGTATGGCAGACAAAGTTGATCCAAATGTTGCTGCGCGTCGGAAACATCTTTTGACGAAAAGTATGGACGATTTGCGTTCACAATTGTCGGAATTGAAACTGGATGCTTTTGCAGAAAAGCAAAAGAAAGTGATTCTGAATGCGTTTGCTGGTGCCAAAAGCAAAATAGATGCAGGAAAATTCGCACAGTATCAAAAGGATAATTTGACGAATAAACTGAACAACGTTTTGGTTTCGGATATGTCGGCTGGGAACATGAAACGGGCTATCAAAGCCATCAAGGAGGAAACTTCCCAGGAAATAAAAGCGTACTCGGAAATCGAAAAAGATTACAAGCGTCTGGCAGCGCAAAAGCAAAGAATTGTCGCGTCATTGACGAACACGTTTGATACTGGGGCATCCAAACTTCCGAATCAGAAATTCACGGGAGGTCGAGAAGCACAGTTTGATTCTTTAAAGATGCAGTTTTTGACGCTTTCAAACAGCGGAGTCAACAAATCACAAATCCAGTCTTTGCTTCGGATGCAGAGAGAAGCGGAAATGCTGAAGCTGCAAGAACTTTCTGCGACCAAAGATGTAAAGAAAGCGGATTTGATCGAAGGGCTTTTGACAGCACAATTCAAAGCTCAGGGTGGTTATTCCAATACCGACTTGTCAAAAGCCAAAGCAAATTACGAAAAAATGACGATGGATCAACTCAGAACACAGATGAACAATCTGAAATTGGGTGATCTTGTCAAACGGAAAAACGATTATATTGATAGCGTATTCAACAAAGCAATGAATCAAGTCAGTGCATCGAAATTACCCACAACATCAAAAGATATGTTTTCGATGAAACTCACTGATATTTTTTCAAATGACAAAATGAAAAATTCCGACAAAAAAGCCGAACTCGACAAAATCAAGATGGCTTTCGATGCGGAAGTCAATAAAGCAAAAGAAATCGAAAAAATGACGAGTAAAATTCAGAATTTGCATCGACAAGTTGCAAAGAAGATTTCCGATGTCAAATTCGAACTTCCGAATCAGAAATTCAGTGGAAAGAATGATAAGAAGTTTTCTGGACTTCAAATCGAATTTTCCAAAGTTCTCAATGATCCGAATCTTTCGAATCAATTGAATTCATTGTACGATATCAGAGATAGACTTACTTCGTTGAAAGCCAAAGAACTTTCGTCGAATCGTGCAAGAAAAAGTAAAGTAACAATGGATACCAGAAAGGATTCATTGGAAAACAAACTGGCTTTCCTGGAACCGGTTACGGCGAATACATCCTTCCAGGATATGAAAGCGTTCGTCCAGAAGAAATACGGCGGGGATATCAAAGCCATGGAGAAAGCCATGGTGGATCTTACCGGCGACTCCAAGATGGCCAATTTGGCATCAGGGGTAGCTTCCAGGCGTGCAAAATTCATGGAGAAAGTGTACAACTCCCAGGGAATCATCGGTGTTCAAACCGGGAAAACGAAATTGGCCGATCTTGACCAGAAACTTTCACAAGCTGGTACCATCAAGAGCCAAGTAAAAATTATCGAGCAAGAAACCGAATCTCTGAAACGCTTGGTTTCTTCTCAAAAAACAAAACAAAAGATTGAAACAGATTATAAGCGTTTGTTGCTCCAGGCCCAAGGGCTGAAGATCGACAAGTACTTCGATCCGGCATACACTGCACCAACAACTTCACGAGGGATGCAAGCCGAATCAAAACGCATTTCAAATGATATTAACCAAACAAAAACCATTATTGCGCAATTGAAGCGCAGAAATCTCGATGAAGCAACAAAACAAAGTCTCCAGGCACAATTGGATACCATCCAAGGCGTGAAAGCTCCCGCGAAAACGGCTGCTGGTTGGGGGTTGTCAGCGGGAAGTATTTACCAAGTTCTCCGTGGTGCTGGTGGCGGTGGTACTGGCGGAACACCTCCTGGCGGTGCTGGTGCTGCTGGTAGTGGTGGAATCGTCCCGAATGCCATCGGTAATTTGATTGGAAGTTTCGATCAATTGTACGCTACTGTCAAAAGCGTATTGCCGAACATTTCCGGAATGATTGAATCATTTGGAGCCGGTTTCGTCAGAACTTTTTCCATTCTGGCTGGCTGGCTTGGGAAGTTGACCTTGGCGGCAATGGGTATGGCAGCAGCATTTGTTGGTGTTGGTTACATGATTAAGGATTTTGGTACCAACATCGTTTTCACGACGGAAAAAATGCGTGGATACAACATCGCTCTCTTGGGAATGATGAAAAACCAAACCGATGTTGACCAATTGATTGCGAAATCACAAAAAGTAGCCAGAGATTTCCCTGTCAGTTTTGAACAAGTTTTTTCGACAACCAAAGCATTGTCTCTTATTTCTCCATTGAAACCTCTGTTGAGTGATGCAGAAAATTCAGAGAAAACGTTGAAAAGTTTGTGGACGGTTGTTTCATCCTTGCAACAAATCGAACCAGAGTGGGGATTGCAAGGTGCTGTGTTCTCCCTCCGCGAAGCTCTTTCTGGGGATATGTTGTCATTGAAACGCCGGTTTGAAGTTCCGGTCAATCTCATCACTTCTGTCGATGGAAAAAAGATGACGGAAATGAAGAACGACCCAGCAAAGATGTTGACGACATTGGCCAATTACTTCGAAGAAGTTCTGGGTACTGATGCATTGAAATTGGCTTCACAACAATTCGGAATTGTCCTTTCAAAGATCGAAGGGCTTTGGTTCCAATTTCAAGTGAAAATCGGCGAATCCGGCATTTACGATAAAGTCGTCAAAGATATGCAGAAATTGAATGACATCTTGGAAACGGCTTTGAATGCTCCGGAAATGCGCAAACTCACAAGAAGAATTTCCGACGCTCTTTCCATGGGCTATGACGAAGTTGTTCGCGGGTTGAAAAGCATGTTCGGAATTATCGGTGATATCGTTGGGGTCGATCTTGTCAGCGATGATATCAACAAGCAACTGGGTTCGATGGTAAGTGCTCTGGAATACTACGTCAAAATTTTCAGTGGAATGGTTGATTTCGTTTCCAGTCCAAAAACAAAGAAAGCACTCATTGGATTATTCGAAGATGCCGTTGTCATGACAAAAGAGGCATCGAAAAGCCTTGTCGAATTCGTAACAGATTCGTACAAATTTTTTGAGTTTCTTGTGCAACAATCCGTTACTTTTGTGAAGAAAATAAAAGATACTCTTGGCATCAGCGACGAACAAGCCGCCAAGGGTATTTTGTTTCTGTATCTGTTCGGACCAGGGAATGCGTTGACGCTGTTGACTTCATCATTTACGACGATTACAACCTTGGCCGGTGGTATCGGGATGGCTCTGAAATCGTCGATGTTGATGGGAACAGCATCTTCCGTTTCGTCTTTGACTTCGGTTCTGACGGTGGCTTCCAATCTATTGAAAACCGTTACGATGATTGCGGTAGGACTCGGAAGTTGGGCGTTGTTGTTGTATGGAGTTTATTGGTCATTAAGTAGGTTTGACAAATACTTTGGAATTTTTGATAAATTGTTTGGTGATCCAAAAGATACAGAACAAACAAAAAAGGTCGATCAAGTTCAATCCAGTATTACCGAAATAAGCAGACTGCTCGATGTTTTCAAAACGAAATATGGGAAAGATGTTTTGGGCGGAATCTCGATTGATAAGTTATTTCAACCAGGGCAAACTGCCAATTATGAAGAAGCATTGAAAAAAATCACGACCGCAATGCACGAAGCGGATGGTCCGGACTTTCTGGCTGATTGGTGGCGTGGGTTTCATGTAATCGAACGTGCGCGAGACTTGATGATAGAAACGGCAGATGCCAGCAAAAAAATCGACTGGTCTGCTTATTCAACAGAACAACAAAGTTATGCCAAAAGTTTGCCCGAAACAAAAATCGCCGATGCTGCGCAAGAAATGGTTGGGAATCTCATTACCGGTGAAATATCACTTGGTAAAATTACTGAAGGATTCAAAAATTTTCTCGGGGCTGTTTGGGATTCAAGTGATGCCATCAATGGCGGATTGAATACACCACTGGAAAACACCATTGCGAACGTTGAGTATCTGAATAGTCTGTTGGCTCCGGGTAAGACTCTGAAGGGAATCACTCCGGAAAATCTGGTACGAGTAGAACAGATTGCAAAGGCGATTCATCTTGCCGGTGGTGCTGGTCCCGATATCACGTCGTTGTTGCGACCCGGTGACAAAGGTAAACATGGCGATGGTAATGCGGTTGATTATACCGTCAAAGCCATGAGTACAAGCCGAAGGATGGAACCCGCATTTTATGCGGAAATGGTCAAGAATGCCATACATTACTCCGACATGATTTTGTTCGAACAAAAGAAGGGCGAAGAGTATTGGAATCGTGCGGTACTGAAACGTCTGGAAGAAGAAACCGGTGGGAAAGTCAAGCTGTACGAAAACGAGAAATCGACGGCACCACATATTCATACACAGCTTGGTAAATTGGCAGATGGAACAATTGCAAGTATTCTGGCGAAGGTTTCTGTTCTTGGAAATGAAGCGTTGAGTGCTGTTGGTGATGCCGCGAATAAAAAGATTCCGGAGAGTTTCGATACCAAGTTCATGGATGACGTGAAACAAAAATTCTTCGATGGTTACAAAAAAGCATTTGGATTCTGGTCAAAAAAGCCGATAAAATCCAATTTGGAACAACGTTATGTAGAAGAATATCTGTCCACTGACATTGATAAACTTGCGAGAGAAAACCAAACAGACATGGCCATGTTTGGTAAACCGGCATTGGAAAAACTTAGAACAGAATTCACACAAAAAGCGCAGGCTATTCGTTCCGGTGGCCAATTCATGGATGACGCTGCGGAAATGCTTGGTTTGACTGCATTCCCTGCGTTCAATTTCTTGCGAAAGATGCCGACCCCGTTTTTGAGCGTGGAAAAACAAGCAAAAGAAGTTGAAGCCGATGCCAAAGTCGCCGAAGGACGATGGAAGAACCTCACAGAAAAAACGTATGCCAGCATGGCAAATGCGTTTGACTTCCAGTATTTCCGGGGATTTCAAAAAGATGCCGTTGCTGCTTTTGAAGATAAATTCCGCTCCGAATTCATAATGGCTACTCAAGCCAACAAAGATATGCCGCTGGAATTGCGTTACGACGTTGCGAAGGCTTTGCAAGAAGTTTTCAAGGAGATGGATGCTGGAGTTTCTGCTGAAGAAAGCATTGCAAAATTGCGCAAACAACTGGAATTGACAACAGATTCCATTCTGACATTAGGTATTTCGGCAGAAGGTATCAATTTTCAAAAATTATTTGCCGGTGTTCAATCCATGGCGAAAAATGTTCCTTTGTTGTCGGCTTTGATTGAAACATACAACCAATTCACAGAAGCAAAAAAGGAATCCCAGCCTGTGGATTTGCAATACAATGCCGACATGGAAAAATTCAGCAAAAACATCAAGGGTATGGATTTGTCGAGACTCCGGGAAGTCCGAAAAGAGTTGTACGCAATTGATCGTGCAAGACGCCAAGAAGTGTACGCTGGAATCCAGTCTCGTTTGGTTCGCGACAAGGCTACACCTGGAGAGAGCTTCCAATTCGGAATGGAATCCGCCGTAATCGAATGGAAAACCTGGGCCGAAGAAGTATTCGATATCGGTAAAGAGTTGGTTGGAAATCTTACATCCACATTCGAAACGAATTTTTTCGATGTATTAACCGGAAAAATGAAATCATTGGCGGATACTTTCCAGAATATCGGGAATTCTATTCGTGACATGATTATGAAAGTCGTTTCCAGGATGTTGGCTCTTTCGGCAACAAAAATCGTCCTGGGAATCGACATGAATGCCAATGGTTCGATCAATGGCGTCTCTGGCGGATTACTGGGGCCATTGTTCCAGAAGATCACGGGGGTAGGACAAACTGGCTCTGGCGGGGCAGGAATTGCATCGCTCCCAGCCAATATGATTCCGATGTTCACCGGGAATGCAGCAGTAGGTACCCAAGCTGCTACTCGTGCTGCCATGATTGCAAGTGGGGCTGGTGCCGGGGTAAGTGGGATTCCTGGTGCGATAAGTACGGGCCTGGGCATGGCGGCTGGCAAGGCAGCAACGGCAAACACATGGCTTGGTGGAATCATGGATAAAGCTGGCGCATTCCTGGGCACTCCCGCAGGAATGGCGACATTGGGACTTGCTCTGTTCTCGTCACAACCAGGAAGATTGTTCGGTGGTACGAAAGACAATACTGCCGAAGGTCGTGCTGCGTATGATTCTTCAACGTCCACATACGACAAGATGATCGGAAAGAGCAGATCCGCTTTCCTGAAATATTCGAATGTTCCCAATTTCGATGTTTCGCAGATTCAGGCACCGGTTGGCTGGGAAACTGAATCTGGCGACGGTTGGTTCCGTGGACCGAAAACAAAAAGTTTCGAAGTTTCTGAGACTGCGATGCGCAACAGTATTCTGAAGTATTATGAGGATATAAAGAAAGTTGCGGCTAAACATTACGAAAAGGAATTGGAAATTTCTCGCTTGAAAGAGACAAACAATTTGAAAGCGATGAACATGGAATTCGAAAATCGCGAAAGATATTTGTCTCGGGTGCAGATACAATTGGCTCGTGCGGAAGCAGACCAGGATTGGGACAAGGTTGACGATTTCATTGATACCATCGGTACGACAACGAACGAATTGGCGCAGATGAAAGATGCAATAAAAGCAGTTGTCGAAGAAACCGGCTGGGCTGCAAAGAGATATGAGATTCTGTCCACAGGTGGTAACGAAAAACTTCTTGAGAAGCTGGAAATGGATCAATTGTATGCAAAAGCGGCAAAATTCGAGAAAAATACTCTTGAATGGTACAACGCACAAAACGAAATTCTCGAAAGACAATTGAGCAATGCAACAAATATCATCAAACTATCAATTGACATTGATAAGAAATTGCACGAATCAATTGCATCTTTGTATGGAAATAGATTCCTAAACAAAGATTATTCCTATTCGTTCAGCCGAGGATTGGGACAAGGTGGCGGAACAGTCAATGGAAATTACATGACCGATTACCAGAATCAACTCGGCGTGCAATACGCAAAGCTGAAACAGGCAGAACAAGGTATTCGTCCTTCTGGATACGATAAACCAATTGGATACCGGCTGAAGAGTCAAGAAGCTCAGTATGACACTGGATATTACCAGAATTCAGTTCGTGCAAACATTCTGAATCCAGGAACATCAACTACGAATGGTGCGCCGGAATTCATCAAAACCGGTTCTTTGAAGTTCGGATTTGACCAGGAAATTACCGAAGGACAGGCAACCAAAATCAAGAACAAAGACTTGACGGTTCTTGATGATCTTTTCGGTACCGAATGGCTCGATCATATTCTGTTGCAAATCAACCAGACGAAACAATCATTCTTCAACGATTTGTTCGCAGGAAATACTGTACAAACAATACTGCAAAGTATGGATGATATTAGCAACGGAATTTCGGAAGAGATTTCCAGAATTCTGAAAGATGCAAGTACAAAAAATCTCAGGCTTTCAAACGAGTATCGAATTGCATCGTTGTTCAAATCGCAAGATCAGATGTTCTCGGAAAGTGTCGGGCTTGTTATCAAACAAATGGATGCAATTCGAACACAGATGGAAACCCATGCGATTGGTACGACGGAGCGAACCGACCTGGATGCGATGCTTGCTGACTTGGAAAGCGAATTGACCGGCAATATCGAAACAATGGCAGGTTCGGTACGGGAATGGCTGGATGCCGGATTTATTTCTGTCACTCGCCTTTCTGGAATCAAGTGGACCGATCCGATTGAAAAGATCATTACCCAATTCAATTCTATTGCAGCGGAAGTAGATAAAAAAACATTCAACGGCAGTATCTTGGAATCAGCCAAAGAACTTACGACATCAGAATACAATGATATCGTCAAACAGGTTGGCAACGTAAATGCGGATGTATATGGTGCTCCCAGCTTTCTGAACATGAACAACAGCATGGCAGTTATGTCAAAACTATATCCCACGGTTGGAAATGCAATTCGTGACACTGGATCGGGGTGGGATGCTTGGTACGACGAAGAATTGTCGAAAATAAAGGAACGGTTGAAGAATACCGATACAAGCAGCGACAAATTCTATCAGGCACAGACCGACCTTTTCAATCTGATGAAAGAACGTGCTGACCATCTGAAACAGAAAGCAGAAGATGCTTCTGATTCGATGGAAGATATGCTTGGCAGAATCGAAGAAACAATGCGTGCGCGAATTGCCGAAGAAGCCAAGACGAAAAAGGGTGATGTGTACTTCGTCGATGTTGGGCAGACTCGCGATGCTCAAAAGATGTTGGCAGAACTGATGGAACGGGTCAAAACGAACGATCCGGAAGCACTCAAATTGCTTGAAGAATTCAAGAAAAAAATGCTCGGAATATCGAGGTAAAATATGAAAGCAATCTTTGATTACAAACCGGCGAATTCATCCGACAGTACCGTTACCATTACTTCTTCGTCGGCAATGTCCGGATATCCCAACACGAATCTGAAATATATCCTGCCTATTAAAGCATGGAAGAGCAACAGCGTCGTCACGAATTCGTGGGTACAGTACTACTTCGGTGCCAGCGCTGTGACATACAATGCGTTGTTGTTGAATCGTTTCAATTTTGCTGCATTCACGGTACAAACATCGAGCGATGGTAACACTTGGACAACCGTCGAAACTGTAACAGGGCTTACAAAAGATGAAATCTATGATGAATACTATATGCACCGCTGGGTAGATTTAACTGGTTCCTACAAATATCTGCG